CTTTGCGGGACTTGCGTAAGTAGATTAGGTATTGCTCTGGCATACTGTATCATCTCCTGTGCAATTATATTATTGAAGGGTATAAAAAATACACCCATTGACCGGATGCACTTCAAGATGATATAATTCAAGTGTCTATGTTGATTATATCTTCCGGAAGCCCGGCAAGAGAAAATCCATGTGAAAGCCGTTCCTGTTTGCAGCAGGGGCGGTTTCTTTTATTTCATGTTGTGTTTTTGCAAATAATATAGTAAAATGAAAAAGAACAAGCGTTCTAGTTACGGATTGCCGGTTATTACAGATACTATCTGCATAAGGAGTAAAGTTATGGAACCCGAATTCGTTGTTGAATATCATCTATATGATATTCGAATCCAGCAAAAGCTGTCAGAAAGAAAACTGGAAGCATTGTCTGGAGTAAGCAAATCACAGATCAACAATATTGAAAATGGAATTAAGCATCCCACTGTGTATACGTTGGGCCTACTTTCCCTTGCACTTAACGTATCGCCTTATGAACTGTTTTCAATAAAGCCTCGGGATTGTCCACCATAGTGGACAAATTCCCAAAACCGGTTATATGAGGTTACATATTCCGTTTCTATAAAATAGAGAAATAAATATATTTAACCTTGCGGGGAGAAGGAGTATTACATATGAACTACAAAAACATTAAGGAAGAAATATTCTTATTAGTTAAGAACCTGGGCGGTTCCGACATTAAATTCCTTAACCAAATACTTACATTAGTTAAGATATATGCGAAAGAGAAGAGAGGCGATTAGCCTCTTTTCTTTTTTTGCACATTAGCCACTAATTTTGCTATCATCTCATCTATTACTTTCTGAGATTTAGAATCCAGTTCATAATATGTACGCATAATTTCTATAATCAAATCATGAAACGGATTTTCTGTATCCGTTAAAAGGCCATAAACATAGGTTGCAATTTCATCATTCCCGGTCAGCTCTTTAAACATTTCGCCTTCCCCGGTTCGGAGCCATTCCTCATTTACATTAAACTCTCGGCAGATAGATAAAATCGTTTGTTCCGACGGGTTGCTGCTTCCACTTTCTATTTTACTTATAGCTGAACGTGTTAAGCCGATCCGTGATCCGAATTTATCCATACTCAAATCAAGAGCCAACCTTATATTGTTTATTCTAATATTCATTGTCCACCTCCATGACTGCATTATATATCAATGTGTTGAGTAAGTCAACAAAAAACAGAAAAACTATTGACAATGTAGAGTGGCTCACATATAATGTGGATAGATTCAACAAAAAGACTTAAAATCTTAAGAAAGGAGACAGAAATATGTCTGATGAAAAAAGAACTGTTATCAATGAAACGGTTAAAAATCTAAAACAGCTTGATCTTAATGGACTAATCGTTGTGAAGAATGCGTCAGACACGCTGAGAGCAAGACAACTTTTGGAAGAGCAGGAAAAGCCGGAAAAGCAAAAAACAGCATAAAACGTCAATAGATTTACGGGATTTTATGTATGTCATATTAAAGCGCTGAAATGTTCGGCAAAATTGCAGAAAATATCCTTGTACTGTGAGTTGTCCATATCTTCGATGAAGAGCGGTAATTGACGGACGCAATCATGATTAAGTTGCATAATATTCTCCTTTCTTATGTACTCGGTACTGTAACGCTTGTACCTGAGTTATAAGAGAATTGGAAGAAAATAGCAACAAGTACAACCAGTAACTAATACAATGTAACAATTCGCAAAGGAGGTTACATATGATTCCTGATGGAAATATAGTAAAAGAATTTATGATGGGGCCTACAAAGGTAAAGATTTGCGACGATTATTGCCGAGATAAGACTCCGGAGGAAGTACAGCAGATTTTAGGTGACATCGCAAAGGCGGCGTCAGTGGCGATCAAAAATGCAAGTGATGCTGCCTATGTACAGAAAGAGGAAACCGCCTGATGGCGGCACCGGTGGACAAGCACGGGAAAGGGGCTACCCATGAAAAAGGATATGTCGTTTATGGCAAATGAGGAATGGAAAGGAGTGACAAACCCTTGAGTTACGAACCATTAAAATACATACCCCAGCAGACCAGAGCCTGGCGTATCCAGCCAGAGCCAACACCAGTGTCAGATCAGCCCGGCCCTTGGACAATAATAGCACATAAGCTGTGGAGAGTGATAGCAGTGCTGGCGAGCCTTGGGATGATGTATCTGGTGTGGATGGCCGGTATAGGAAGGTGGTGAGAGGGGTGGAAGTAAAAGAATTTTTCGAAAAGGCCAAACAGATATGTGATGAAAGTTGTTGCACGAATTGTCCATTAAGGAGTTATTGTCCCAGTGCGACTTTTGCGAATCAAGACGAAATCAAAAAATTTATCGAAGTGGTTACAGCATATCAATTTTAGGAGAGGAGGCGAAAGTCATGCCAGAAAAAATGAGAGCATTACAATATGCCGAATCCATGAGCGAAGCGGCATATGATCCGGGGAAGCTTTGCACGATGGGCGAGGTCAGCAAACTGTTTGACCTGCTGTTTAACGAGCTGATTGGGAACAGCGAAACCCCGGCTGCGGGAACAGCTGGGGGATCAAAGTAACTATTAATTATTTTACACCCCTATTATACATGGGGAGATTGGAGATTGCAAGATGGAAACGAGAGGGATTGCGGAAATGATTGAGGCTGCGATTGAAGCGGCTATAAAGGAAGTGTCGCTGCCTTGCTCAGCAGAAAAAGAAAAGGCTATCGAAGTATTCTTTAAGAAAGAGGCTGGAGCCGGCAAACCGGTTGAGGTGCGGATCCATGCATCTACTGGTAATGCATTTGTGGCATTGTGCGAGTTGACAATGGCCTGGGCAGGAATGCATCCGGAAGAGATGAGGGAATCATGCATTGAATTGTTGCGGGATCAGTGTCTGCGAGAGCTGCGAGAGGGAGGAAGGGAAAGATGTCAATGAAAATCAATCAGTTGGAAATAGAGAATGTAAAGCGCATTAAGGCGGTGAAGATCGAACCGGCAGTGAATGGCCTGACAATAATTGGAGGAAACAATAATCAGGGAAAAACGTCTGTGCTGGACTCCATTGCCTGGGCTTTGGGTGGTGACCGGTACCGGCCATCAGAAGCCGCCAGGGAAGGTTCGGTGATTCCGCCAAGATTACATATTGTCATGAATAATGGTCTGGTGGTCGAACGGAAGGGTAAGAACAGCGATCTGAAAGTAACGGATCCGGAAGGCAGGAAAAGCGGCCAGCAGCTCCTGAACGAATTCGTGGAGCAGCTGGCCATCGACCTGCCGCGCTTCATGGGATCAGGCAGCCGGGAGAAGGCCGATATCCTGCTCCAGATCATCGGAGTGGGGAGTCGGCTCGCAGAGCTGGAGAGGAAAGAACGGGAGGCTTACAACGAGCGCCTGGCTATTGGACGGATCGCTGACCAGAAAACTAAATTTGCAAAGGAACAGCCTTATTATACTGACGTGCCGAAAGTACCGGTATCTGCATCGGAGCTGATCAAACAACAACAGGAAATCCTCGCACGGAACGGAGAAAACGAGCGCCTGCGGGAGAACCAGCACCGGCTGGAACAGGAATACCAGAACATCAATGACCAGATAAAGGAATTATTAAGAAGGCAGGCGGAGACAGAAGAGAAACTCCGTGTAGCCAGACTGTCGGCCGCCGATCTAAAGGATGAGTCCACAAAAGAGCTTGAAGAGAACATAAAAAACATCGAAGAGATCAACCGCAAGGTCCGGGGGAATCTGGATAAGGAAAAAGCCGAAGAAGATGCTTTGGAGTACCAGCGGCAGTACAGCGCCCTGACCGTAGATATTGAAACGATGCGCCAGGCAAAGATGGATCTGCTGGAGGCTGCCGATCTGCCGCTTCCTGGCCTGTCAGTGGAGGATGGCGAGCTGATCTATAACGGCCATAAGTGGGACAACATGTCCGGATCCGACCAGCTTAAGGTTGCGACTGCGATTGTTCGTAAACTGAATCCTGATTGCGGGTTTGTCCTGCTGGATAAGCTTGAGCAGATGGATATCAGCACCTTAAATGAATTTGGAGCATGGTTAGAGGAAGAAGAACTGCAGGCCATTGCCACCAGAGTCAGCACTGGCGGGGAATGTTCGATCATAATAGAAGACGGTTATATAGCCGGGCAGGAACTGTCAGCAATTAAGGAAACGAAAAATTGGAAGGCCGGTGATTTTTAATGGAGATAGTAAGAGGAAAAATTCCTTCTGCAAAAAAATGTTGTGTGTATGGTCCGGAAGGAATTGGGAAGTCGACGCTGGCTTCCCGGTTCCCGGAACCGCTTTTTATTGATACGGAGGGCAGTACCAGGGACATGGACGTATCCCGGACGCCAACACCCAGCAGCTGGAGTATGCTGATGGATCAGGTCAGGTATGTAAGAGACCATTCACATATATGCAAGACCCTTGTCATTGATACGGCAGACTGGGCGGAAATGATGTGTATCACTCATATATGCGATTCAAACCAGAAAAAGAGTGTTGAAGAATTTGGCTACGGAAAAGGATATACCTACGCTCAGGAAGAGTTCGGCCGGCTGCTCAATCTTCTGGAAGAGGTAGTCGGTGCCGGTATTCATGTTGTTTTGACTGCTCACGCTAAAATGCGCAAGTTTGAACAGCCAGATGAGATGGGGGCGTATGACCGGTGGGAAATGAAGCTTAGTAAAGGCGTAGCCCCCATGGTCAAGGAATGGGTGGATATGGTTCTGTTCTGCAACTACAAGACGATGGTCATCAACGTGGATGGCCAGGGCGCACAAAAGGGAAAGAACAAGGTTCAGGGCGGCAAGCGGGTTATGTATACAACCCACCATTCCTGCTGGGATGCCAAGAACCGGTACGGCCTGCCAGATGAGATTCCCTTTGAATATGCTGCCATTGCCCATATCATGGAAGCGCCTACGACCGGACAAGTAAAACAGGAAGAACCGAAGGAGACACCAAAACAAGAGGCAGTGCAGACTTCTGTGTTTACGGGGCCGGAGCAGGCCACCGGCAAAAGCAGTGAAGAGCCTGCAAAGAAAACGGAAGCAGCTCCACCTGTGGAGGTTAAGCAGAAGTCTGTAGGAGATTATCGGCCAATTGGTGTCGATGAACGGATACCGAAGAAACTCCGGGACCTGATGCTGGCCAATGATGTGTGTGAGTGGGACATCCAGAACGTAGTCGCTGCCCGGGGATACTTCCCGGCCGACATGGAAGTGTACGATTATCCGGAAGACTTTGTAAACGGCGTACTGGTCAGTGCCTGGGACAAGGTATACGCCATGATCAGGGAAATGAAGGAAAAGGAATCAATACCATTTAAATAACAGGAGGACATAAGGTTATGAACGACGAATTAGGAAGAGAGTTAGGCTGGGATGATCAGATTGAGAATGAGGGAACGGATTATGAGCCGCTCCCGGATGGAGCATATGAGTTTACAGTTGAATCGATGGAACGCGGCAGGTTCCCCGGCAGCGATAAGATGGTTGCCTGCAATAAAGCAGAATTGAAGCTGCGGGTAAAGGATGAGAAAGGAAATGACCGGTACATATTTGAAGACCTGATGCTCAATTCAAAGATGGAATGGAAGCTTAGCCAGTTCTTTATATGCATTGGCCAAAAGAAATCAGGCGAGCCGCTAAAACCCAACTGGAGTGCCGTTCCGGGATCAACCGGCAAGATGGAAATCTACATTAATGAATATACAAATAAAGCAGGAAAGAAGATGAAAAACAATAAGGTGGATAAATTCCTTCCGCCGGAGCCGAAGACGTACCAGGCGGGGAAATTCTAATGGAACTGCGTCCATATCAGCTGCAGGCAAAAGAAGCCATATTTAAGCAGTGGGGGGCCGTGGACAAGACCCTGCTGGTGCTTCCTACGGGGTGCGGCAAGACAATCGTATTCGCAAAAGTGACCGAAGACTGTGTAAGAAAGGGCCAGCGCGTACTGATTCTGGCCCATCGCGGCGAGCTGCTTGACCAGGCAGCGGATAAGATCGCGAAGGCTACGGGCCTGCAATGCGCCGTAGAAAAAGCAGAAGAAACCTGTCTGGGCAGCTGGTTCCGGATTGCGGTAGGCTCCGTGCAGTCGCTAATGCGTGAAAAGCGATTGAAACAGTTTCCGGAGGATTATTTTGATACCATCATCATTGACGAAGCGCATCATTGCCTTTCCGACAGCTACCAGCGCGTGCTAAAACACTTTCCCGAAGCCAAGGTATTAGGTGTTACCGCGACCCCGGATCGGGGCGACATGAGGAATCTGGGTACTTATTTTGAAAGCCTGGCTTATGAGTATACGTTGCCGAAAGCTATTAAGGAAGGCTTCCTAAGTCCGATCAAGGCAATGACAATACCGCTAAAGATCGAACTTGCCGGTGTCGGCATTCAGGCCGGAGATTTCAAGGGCGGGGAACTGGCATCCGCATTGGATCCGTACTTATACCAGATAGCGGATGAAATGAAGGAGCATTGCCAAAACCGCAAAACGGTTGTTTTCCTGCCACTGGTAAAGACCAGCCAGAAGTTCAGGGATATTTTGAATGAGCGTGGTTTTAAGGCCGCCGAAGTGAATGGCGAGAGCAGGGACCGGGCCGAAGTCCTGGCAGCATTTGACCGGGGCGACTTCAATGTCCTGTGTAATTCCATGCTGCTTACAGAAGGATGGGATTGCCCGTCTGTTGATTGTATTGTGGTACTTAGGCCGACAAAGATACGCTCTTTGTATTGCCAGATGGTCGGGCGCGGTACCCGGCTGCATCCCGGTAAGGACCATTTACTCCTTTTGGATTTTCTCTGGCACACGGAACGCCATGAGCTTTGTCATCCGGCATCCTTGATCTGTGAAAATGAAGAAGTAGCTAAAAAGATGACCGAGAATCTGGAGGAGGCTGCCGGCTGTCCCATTGATATTGAAGAGGCAGAGCAGAAAGCGTCTGAGGATGTAGTGGCGCAGCGCGAGGAGGCTTTGGCCAAGAGACTGGCCGAACTGAAACGAAGGAAGAAAGCACTGGTTGATCCGCTGCAATTTGAAATGAGTATTCAGGCGGAGGATCTGTCCGGTTACGTACCGTCGTTTGGATGGGAGATGTCACCGCCTACTGATCATCAAAAGAAGACGTTGGA